ATTGCTTTGTTTGCTGGTAGCGGTGATATTTTATATTTAAGTGGTAATGATACATCTGGTATGTATTTAGATGATGCTGCTAGAGCTTATTTTATAGCAAGTATAAACCTATCAGACTCACAACCTATACGATGGAATGGTGATAACATATTAAGTCACAATGGTACCCAAACTTATTTAGGTGATGCAACTTCAGCATCAGTATTAACATTGAGCGGTGGTGATGCAACTTTTGCAGGTGATGTTGATATATATACTGGAGGTTCAACTGGCACTCTTAACGTAGGAAGAAACAGTTCTGAGAGATTCCAAGCCCATGTTACTGATACTGATATAACATTAACAGCTTCTAATGACATAGATGAAAATCAAGACCATAACTTCATTTTAGACAGGTCATTTGGTGGTAGTGGTGGTAATAATTTTAGAATAAGAAAAGGTGGTACAAATCAACTTACAATAGACAAAGACGCGAACGCAACTTTTGCAGGTGATGTTGCATCAAGCGGAAATATTACAGCAACTACTTCGGGCACAACTACTGTAAATTCAGTATCAACGGGGAATTGGGCAGGTATGCAAATACAATCTTCTGATGCTGCAAGTGCTTATTTATTTTTTAATGACACATCAGGAGAAAGAGCAAGAATACAATCTACAGCAAACAACGATTTAAAATTTTCAACTAATGGGGGTGGTAGTTTAGCGCTAACATTAGATTCAAGTACAAACGCAACTTTTGAAGGTCAATTAACAGGAACAGGTTACGTAAGATCATTAAATAACTATCAAATAATTATGGATTCAGCTCACTCTGGCGGTCCAGTGATAGAGTTTGGATCAACGAGTGATTACGACGCGTATGGACACATAGGTCAGCAAAACAGTGAATATCAATTTGGCACACATAGTAGAGATTTTGCTTGGTATAATGGCACAACAAGAATAATGGAGTTAGACGCGGGAAACACATCCGAGCCTGTATTAGCCATCGGTACAAGTGTTGATGCTGATAATACAAAAGCAACGTTGCAAGTTTTTGGAAATAATAACACCGATGGTACTGTTCGACTTGGACCACATAGTAGTAAAGGTAGTACGTTCTCACACATACACTATGGATCAAATGGTGATTGGTATATAAGACCCGCTAGTAACAGTGGTAGTGTTTTTGTATTGAATTATTCAGCTATTTCAGATGAAAGATTAAAAGAGAATATTGTAGACTCTGATTATGGTTTATCTGAAATAACATCACTAAGACCAAGAAACTTTAATTGGATCAATAGTTCAACAGATGACGTGCACACTGGCTTTGTTGCTCAAGAGGTTGAGGCTGTAGTTTCTAAATGGATCACACAGGGTGAGCTTGATGATCATAAGTCTGTAGATTACAATGCAATAACAGCTACGTTAGTAAAAGCCGTACAAGAACTAAAAGCTCAAAACGAAGATTTACTCGCTAGAGTAAAAGCACTCGAAAACAAGTAATAAGATATTTAGCTGGCAACAGCTAATTTGTTTAACCTTTAAATTTAAAAACATGGCATTAAAAGGATCATATGATTACAAAGGCATCGCGGTAGCAGATGCGTATGTAAAAATATCAAGCGTAAATTGGAGTTGTAGTAGCAATTCTGAGAATTACGTGAAGACTGCAGCTGTGTACAATTCTGATGGTACAATTAAAACTCCTGAAGTGAAAGCTGATAGGTGGACACAAAATACAATTGGAAATTGGCACGCAAATGTTTATAAAGATAAAGCTGCTAGAGATGCAAATCCTAACAATCACATCTGCTCAATAAGCGGATCATTTGATATGGACTTGAAAGATAGCGCTAAAAACCCTGTAAAACAGGCTTACGTTGCTGCAAAAGCAATGGATCTTTATAAAGGTATGGCAGACGCTTAATAGCAGTGACAATAGCTATTTAATATTGTTATATTATATGTAATAATATTAAAGTAAATTTTTAACAATTAAATTAAATTAATTATGAGTAAAGAAGTAGAAAATATCTCTGAAGAACAATTAAAAGAACTTCAAGGACACGTTAACAAAATTAACCAAGCACAATTACAGCTTGGTGGCTTAGAATCTCAGAAACATAACCTACTACACGCCGTAGTAAAAATGCAAACTGAGTTAACTGAGTTTCAAGGTAAACTAGAAGAGGAGTACGGAAAAGTAAGTATTAACATACAAGACGGATCTATTGCACCACTTCCTGAAAACGTGGAAGATGAAGCTGATACGCAAAATTAGTATTGGGAAAGATTATAAAAATGACGCAATGCATTACGCCGTTGGCCAAGAGGTTTACGGCGGGCACGTCATTTGTGATATTGTTGAGTCTGACACAAAGTTTAGCATTTTTATATCTAAAAATAAAGATGTTATACCTTGGAAAGACTTTAACAAAAATATGGCAATATCAGTAGAATATAATCTTGAGTATTAATGAATAGTACTTTTTATTTTTTAGTAAAACCTAAAGATAAACGTTATAATAATACTAAAAAAATAGGTAATAAAGAACTTATTTTAAACACAGAAATATCCTCATTTAGTAGCGTTAGTAGGCAAGCTATTGTAATGGGTTTACCCGTACAGTTTAAGACACCCATAAATAAAGGCGATGAGGTAATTGTTCATCACAATGTTTTTAGAAGGTGGCATAACGCCAAAGGCGAAGAAAAAAATAGTGGTAGCTATATAAATGATAGTCTGTATAAAATTGATGACTTACAAATATACGCTTATAAACAAAATGATGTTTGGAAACCTATACCTGGTTACACGTTTGTTGAGCCAATTAAAGAAGGTGTAGGTAAAGTTAAATACTCTGATATATATAGCAAAGAAGATATTATAGGTTATTTACCAGTCGCTGAGTACGAGTTTATTATCGATGATATTAAGCTATACAGAGTAAAAAACAATTTTATTACAATTAAATATGAATCTAAACCAGAAAAAAAAGAGTATAATTGAGGCTGGGTACAGGGCAGTTGACGAGTTAATAAAAGTTGCTAAAGAAAAAATAGTTGACAGTGATGATGATGTTTCCGCGGATAGATTAAAAAACGCAGCGGCAACTAAAAAATTAGCTATATTCGATGCGTTTGAAATACTAAACCGTATTGATGAAGAAAACGCTATTATAGATGGTAAACCAAAAGAGCGGAATAAGCCACAGGCTTTTGGAGGATTCGCAGAAAGTAAGTCTAAATAATGCACGAGCAACAGCTATATAAAACTATTGAACCAATAAAGATAAATACCATTAAAAGGCTCAATAAGGGTAAGAAATGGAAATATGGTTATAATAAAGAAAATCATATTGTAGTTATAAGTAAAACAGGGCAAATAGGTGATATTATAGAAATACAAAATCTTAAAATAGCTTTACCAAAGCAACCTAAAAAAATTACAAAATTTAAAAGCAACAAATGGGAGGTAACACCATATCCAAAAGAGCTTAATAGAATAAAAACTATATTTGATTGGAGAGATTATCCTAATGAATTTAAAAATAAATATATTGACTATATTGAAGGAGAGTTTACGAAAAGAGATGAAGGGTTTTGGTATTACAATAAGAACGTGCCTACTTATATTACTGGTACTCATTACATGTACCTCCAATGGTCAAAGATTGACGTTGGGCATCCTGATTTTAGAGAAGCAAATAGATTATTCTTTATATTCTGGGAAGCCTGTAAAGCAGACGTTAGATCATATGGCATGTGCTATCTCAAAAACAGACGGTCTGGTTTTTCATTTATGGCCTCAGGTGAAATCGTTAACCTTGCCACAATATCATCAGATGCGAGATTCGGTATATTATCTAAGTCTGGTGCCGATGCTAAAAAGATGTTTACAGATAAAGTTGTACCAATATCAGTCAACTATCCTTTCTTTTTCAAACCTATACAGGATGGAATGGACAGGCCGAAGACAGAATTGGCGTACAGAGTACCTGCGTCTAGGCTTACAAGAAGAAAGCTCACCACAGCCACAAGTGATCAACCAGAAGAACTTACCGGTCTTGATACGACTATCGATTGGAAAAATACCGGTGATAATTCATATGACGGTGAGAAATTAAAAATTCTTGCTCATGATGAATCAGGCAAATGGGAAAGACCAGATAATATATTAAATAACTGGAGAGTAACTAAAACAACTCTAAGATTAGGTAGTAGAATTATAGGTAAATGCATGATGGGATCAACGTGTAACGCGCTGGACAAAGGAGGTGATAATTTTAAAAAACTATATTATAATTCAGATGTTACCAAACGAAACAGAAATGGTCAAACTAATTCGGGTCTTTACTCTTTTTTTATACCAATGGAGTGGAATTATGAGGGTTTCATTGATGAATATGGAATACCTGTCTTTGAAACTCCACAAAAAGAAGCAATTGGTCCACATGGCGATGTCATTGACACGGGTGTTATTGAGCACTGGCAAAACGAAGCTGAAGGGCTCAAAAATGATCAAGACGCATTAAATGAGTTTTACCGTCAGTTTCCAAGAACCGAAGAACACGCTTTTAGAGACGAAACTAGAAACAGTATATTTAATTTAGTAAAAATATATGAGCAAGTAGATTATAACGAAGAGAATAAAAAGCCGACACGTGGAAATTTTGCTTGGGATAATGGAATAAAAGATACTAGGGTAACGTTTACTCCAGACATACAAAACGGTAGATTCTATGTGTCATGGATACCAACAGTTGATTTACAAAATAAAATCATAATCAAGGGAAATGGTAAATACCCAGGTAATGAGCATATTGGAGCTTTTGGTTGTGATAGTTATGATATATCAGGTACTGTAGATGGTAAGGGCTCAAAAGGTTCCTTGCATGGCTTAACAAAGTTTAGCATGGAAAATGCACCGCCTAATACTTTTTTTTTAGAATACATAGCAAGGCCACAAACAGCAGAAATGTTTTTTGAGGATGTTTTAATGGCACTGGTGTTTTACGGCATGCCACTACTTGCTGAAAATAATAAACCAAGATTATTATACTATTTAAAAAGAAGAGGCTATAGAGGTTACTCTATGAATAGACCAGATAAAATATGGAATAAATTATCTGTTGCTGAAAAAGAAATAGGAGGTATACCAAACTCTAGTGAAGATATAAGACAATCTCACGCTGCTGCTATTGAAAGTTATATATCGCAATATGTAGGTTTAAATAATGAAGGTGCTTACGGTAACGTGCCTTTTAACAGAACGTTAAATGATTGGGCTAGGTTTGATATAAACAAAAGAACAAAATTTGATGCCGCTATAAGCTCTGGATTAGCTATAATGGCGTGTAATAGACACCTATATAGACCTACACCAGAAAAAACTACCACAAAAATTAACTTTGGATTTTCAAGGTATAATAATAAAGGAACATTATCAAAAATTATAAAGAATGATTAAAACAAATAGTAAGTCTAGCTTTCCAAGTCAGGCGGTGCCTGATGCTGAGAAGTCTAGTTTGGAATATGGCTTGCAGGTTGGTAGAGCTATAGAATCAGAATGGTTTAAACACGATAGCGGAACTTCTCGTTATTACAACACACAAAGTAGGTTTCACGAGTTACGTTTATACGCAAGAGGAGAACAAGCTATTCAAAAATATAAAGATGAATTATCTATTAATGGTGATTTATCTTATCTTAATTTAGACTGGAAACCAGTTCCGATAATTCCAAAGTTTGTTGATATAGTAGTTAATGGCATATCTGACAGGCTATATGATATTAAAGCGTTTTCACAAGATCCAGTGGCCTTAGAACAAAGAACAGGTTATATTGAATCTATTGTTGAAGATATGCAAACAAAAGATTTTAAACAAGAAATTTTTAATACAACTGGTATTGATTCTTTTAATATAGATAAAAACAAAATTCCTGAAACTACAGAAGAATTATCATTGCACATGCAGCTTGATTACAAGCAATCGGTAGAAATAGCACAAGAAGAAGCATTAAAAAATATTTTAGATTTAAATAAGTTTGATTTAGTTAAAAAAAGACTTAATTATGATTTAACCGTGTTAGGTATGGCTTGCGTTAAAAATAGTTTTAACACTGCTGAGGGTATAAAAATAGAATATGTTGATCCTGCTAATATAGTATATTCATATAGTGAGTCACCATATTTTGATGATTTATATTATTTTGGTGAAGTTAGAAGGGCAACTATAACAGATTTAAAAAAACAATTTCCAGAGTTAACAGAAGAAGATGTTAAGGATTTAGAAGAAAAATATCAAAGTGCTAATTATGACCAACATATTTATTACCCTGAAGATATAAAAAATACTAATTATGTTAACGTGCTACACTTTGAGTACAAAACATTTCACAATCAAGTTTATAAACTAAAGGAAACAAAAACAGGTGCACAGAAAGCATTAAAAAAAGACGATCAATTTAATCCACCAAAAGATCAAAGAGCAAGATTTGACAGAGTTTCAAGGTCTATAGAAGTATTATATTCAGGTGTTAAGATAATGGGGCACAATAAATTGCTTGACTGGAAAATGTGTGAGAACATGACAAGACCAAAGTCTGACATAACTAAAGTTCAAATGGGTTACAACTTAGTGGCACCGAGAGTGTATAAGGGAAGGCCAGAGTCTTTAGTTAGTCGTATGACTACGTTTGCTGATATGATACAACTAACGCACCTTAAGTTACAGCAGGTAATGTCACGTGTGGTTCCTGATGGTGTTTATTTAGATGCTGACGGTTTAGCAGAGTTAGATTTAGGCAACGGGACTAATTATAATCCTCAAGAAGCACTAAACATGTATTTTCAAACTGGTAGTGTTGTAGGTAGATCATTAACACAAGATGGTGATATAAACGCTGGTAAAATACCAGTACGTGAACTACAATCAAGTGGTGGTAATGCTAAGATAGCTAGTTTAATACAGTCGTATAATTATTATTTACAAATGATTAGAGATGTAACAGGTTTAAATGAAGCTCGAGATGGTAGTAAGCCAAATGAAATGGCTCTTGTTGGCTTACAAAAAATAGCAGCAGCTAATAGCAATACAGCTACTAAGCACGTTTTAGATGCTAGTTTATTCTTGGCTCTAAAAACAGCTGAGTCTTGCTCGTTAAGAATATCTGATGTATTAGAATACTCTAATACTAAAAATCAATTTATTAACTCACTAGGTAAGTTTAACGTAGGTACGTTAAATGAAATAAAAGAGTTACATATACATGATTTTGGTATATTTTTAGAACTAGCGCCAGACGAAGAAGATAAACAATTATTAGAAAATAACATACAAATTGCTTTACAAAAAGAACAGATTGATTTAGAAGATGTAATTGATGTACGTGAAGTTAAAAATTTAAAGCTAGCAAACCAGCTACTTAAATTAAGAAGACGTAAAAAGTTTGAAAGAGATCAACAGAGGGCACGAGAAAACCAACAAGTACAGGCTCAGGTCAACGCCAAGTCGTCTGAAGCTGCAGCTGCTGCTGAAATACAAAAACAGCAAGGTATATCTCAAAGTAAAGTGCAAGTTAATCAAGCGCAGCTAGAGTTTGATATCAAAAAAATGGAAACCGAAGCTAGAATAAAAAAAGAATTAATGTTACATGAATTTGAGTTGAGCATGAAGCTTAAAGAAGGTGAAAAGCAAGTGATTAAAGATAAAGAGAGATACAAAGAAGATCGTAAAGACGAAAGAACTAGAATACAAGCTAGTCAGCAGTCTGAAATGATAGAACAAAGAAAAAAAGATTTACCAGCTAAAAAGTTTGAGTCTGCTGGTTTTGATAATTTAGACGGCTTTGGTTTAGAGCAATTTGAACCAAGGTAATTTTTTTAATTTTATAGTATTATATTATGGCAAAAAACAAAGAAGAGGTTGTTGAGCAAGCGGCTGAAGAAACTGTAGTTAAAGAAACTGTAGTTGAAGAAACTGTAGTTGAAGAGCAAGCGGCTGAAGAACCTAAAAAAGATACTGGCTTCCAGGAAGACGGTACTTACAAGATGAACCTAGAAGAACCAACTGAAGAAGAAAAACCAGTTGATGCTAAGGTTAACGTAGAACCTGTTGAAGAGCCCGTGAAGGAAGAACCAACAGAAGAGTCAGTACTACAAGAAGTAACTGATGAAGAAGAGCAACCTGAAACTATTGAAGAAACTGTAGAAGAAGAGGTTGAAGAAAAAATTGAAGAAAAAACTCCAGAAGTGGAACTACCAGAGAACATACAAAAAGTTATAGACTTTATGGATGAGACTGGTGGAACGTTAGAGGATTATGTTCGACTCAACGCGGATTACTCAAACGTAGATAACGAAGCGCTCTTGCGAGAGTACTACAAGTCTACAAAACCTCATTTGTCTTCAGATGAAGTTAATTTTATGTTAGAAGATAATTTTAGCTACGATGAAGAAACAGATGAGCCAAGGGACATAAAGCGAAAAAAGCTTGCTTATAAAGAAGCGGTTGCACAAGCTAAAAACCATTTGGAAGGTTTGAAGAGCAAATATTACCAAGAAGTCAAGTTGGGTTCAAGGTTAGCTCCAGAACAACAAAAGGCTATAGATTTTTTCAATCGTTACAATGATGAGCAGGTTAAGGTTGAGGAGCTAAACGCAAAACAACAGAAACACTTTAATAAAGAAACTGATAAAGTATTTAATGAGAACTTCAAAGGTTTTGATTTTCAAGTTGGGGACAAAAAATATCGTTACAACGTTAAAGACGCGACGCAAACTAAAGAAGCACAGAGTGATGTATTAAAAGCTTTTAGTGGGTATATTAATAAAGATAATTTATTAAAAGACGCTAAGGGTTATCACAAGGCTTTATTTTCTGCGCGTAACGCTGACGCTTTAGCAAATCATTTTTATGAACAAGGTAAAGCCGATGCTGTAAAGCAAATGACTAGTGAAGCTAAAAACATTAATGTTAATAGACAAACTTCAGATGGTCAAGTTAAAATCGGCAACCAAAAAATGAGAGTTATAAGCGGCGATAATAGTTCTAGCCAAAAATTTCGACTTAAAAATTATTAAACAAGTTAAACATTAAAATTTAAAAAAAATGGCAAGTGCAAGTTTTTCTGGCCCAGCAGTGGCCAATTTGGTAAGCCCAGCTTATCAAAAAATGACTTTGGCATCTAACTATTTAGATATCCAAAGCAACGGGTGGACACAACAGTATCTACCTGAATTATACGAGCAAGAAGTCGATAGATATGGTAACAGAACTATATCTGGATTTCTAGCTATGCTAAGTGCTGAAATGCCTTTACAATCTGATCAAGTAATTTGGTCTGAGCAAGGTAGACTACATTTAGCTTATAAAGGTACAATCAACTGTACAAACGGTGTTGTAACAGCTATCAAAGATATTGACAACCAGTCAGGATCTAACATAGCTCACGCAGTAAGAAAAGGTGCTACTGTAGTAGCTTCTATTGTTGGTGGTGCTGGTACTAAAGTATGTAAAGCATTATGTACTGCAGGTGCTGAAACAGCAACTGATACTTTAACATTAAGACCATATGGTGCTCAGCATTTTGATGACTTAGCAACGTTAGCTGGTGGTGATACTGCTGTAGCTATTACGTTCTTCGTATATGGTTCTGAGTTTGACAAGGGTACTGATACTATGTCTGGTTCAATTGAGCCTAACTTCAAGACCTTTACTAATCAACCAATGATTATCAAAGATCACTTTGAAATCAATGGTTCTGACACTGCTCAGATCGGTTGGATCGAAGTAGCTGGTGAGTCTGGACAAGGTGGATACTTATGGTATTTAAAATCTTCAGGTGACACTAGAAGCAGATTCAATGATTACATGGAGATGTCATTAGTTGAAGCTGAAAAAGCAGCGGTATCTGGTACAGCTACTGCAAACTCTGAAGTAGGTGTTGCAGGTTCTGAAGGTTTATTCTCTGCTATTGAAAACAGAGGTATTGTAGCTACTAATTTAGTAGACGCAACTGGCGATGGTTTAGCAGATTTTGACAATCTTTTAGCTGAATTAGATAAGCAAGGAGCTATTGAAGAAAATATGCTTTACTTAGATAGATCATCTAATCTAGTATTTGATGACATATTAGCTAATATATCTGTTGGATCACAAGGTGGTACTGCTTACGGAGTATTTGAAAACTCTGAAGACATGGCACTTAACCTTGGATTTACAGGATTTAGAAGAGGTTCGTATGACTTCTACAAAACAGACTGGAAATATCTAAACGACTCTTCTACAAGAGGCATGATTGGAGACATCAAGGGAGTTTTAATTCCTGCAGGTACTTCTTCAGTATATGATCAGCAAGTAGGGGCTAACGTAAGAAAACCTTTCTTACACGTTAGATATAGAGCTGGACAAACAGATGATAGAAAATTAAAGTCTTGGGTGACTGGATCAGTTGGTGGACCAACTAGTTCAAACATCGATAAGATGGAGATTAACTATCTATCTGAAAGATGTTTAGTAGTACAAGCTGCAAACAACTTTGTATTAATAAAATAATTAACATTATTTTTTAAAGAGTTAGGCGCTTCGGCGCCTAGCGCTTTATTTTTTTAACTTTTATTATATTATATCATGAAAAAAACAACAAACGTAACAGAAAAGCCCACTAATAAGTGGCAAGTAAAAGATAGATTATATGAGCTAATGGGTGATAGAATACCTCCAGTTTATATGATGAAATCAAGAGGATTATACTGGTTTGATAATGAAACCGGTTATGAGAGAGAAATAAAGTATTGTAGAAATCAAAAAACAGTATTTGTTGATGAAATGAAAGGGCCACAAAGACTTGGCCATATTGTTTTTAGAAACGGAAACTTATTTGTTGAAAAAGAACAAGCTACTTTACAACAGTTTCTTTCAATATATCATCCTGATGCGGGATCGGTATATAAAGAATTTGATGCAGATGTAGAGGCTGAAACTGATATTGACATATTAGAATTACAGCTACAAGCTATGAACCTAGTAAAAACTTTAGATGTTGATCACATGGAAGCAATACTAAGGTCAGAAGTAGGAAATGAAGTATCTACGATGACTTCTAAGGAGCTTAAACGTGACGCTTTAATATTTGCGCAAAACAACCCAAAATTGTTCTTAGAACTCGCTACTGATGAAAATATAAACATTAGAAATATGGGTATTAAGTCAGTTGAACAAGGTATCATTAAATTATCTAATGATCAAAGAACGTTTAAATGGGGATCAACTGATAAAACATTAATTAAAGTACCATTTGATGAAAATCCATACTCAGCACTAGCTGCGTATTTTAAAACTGATGACGGTATTGATATTTTTAAAACAGTTGAGAAAAAACTAAAATAAAAATCATTTATAGAGGTGGTCATCTTTATAGGTGATCACTTACTATAAAAAAAAGAAATTATGGCTATTAACGTAAATAGAGTTTACCAAACCGTGTTATCAATATTAAATAAAGAGCAAAGAGGTTACCTAACGCCATCTGAATTTAATAACTTAGCGCAGCAAGCTCAAATAGAAATATTAGATGCTTTATTTTATGATTACAATCGTTTTTTAAATTTAGAAAATGTAAACCGTACCAATGAAGGTTATGCGGATTTAGCTGAAAAAATTGAAGAACAAATCGACGTCCATTATAAGACTTCGGATATAACATTAACTAATGGTGTAGGTACGCTACCCACCGACTTGTATAGAACTATAGATGCTACAATCACAAGCGGCACAGTTTCAGTAGAAAAGGTAGATAAAAAAAGATTAGCATATCTAAAATCGTCACCGTTAACAAAACCATCTACATCATTTCCTGTATATTACCAAAGATCAAACGACATAATAATTGAGCCTGCGTTAACAGATAACAGCTGGACTTTAGGTGATATAAAGTTACAATACATACAAAAGCCAGATGATCCAAGATTTGGTTATAGCGTTGACTCAACGTACGGAACTCAAATATATGATATTAATCCATTTATTGCGAGTGGTTTAATTATAAAAACAAGCACATTAACGTCAATCGCGGCAAACTTAAGTGGAGCTTCAAACGCTACTTACTCAGATATAGCGCCTAGCGGTGGTGGTGGTAGTGGAGCTAAACTTACAGTAGTAGTAAGTGGTGGTGTGATATCTGCAATAGAGGTTACATCAGCTGGCTCTGGCTATACAGCTAACGCACAACTTTCAATACCAAAGTCAAGTTTAGGTGGTGGTAGTGGAGCAACAAATGTTTTAATAAATATAAACGCTACAGATTTATATAGTGGAAATACTTTTGGCTCTACTAACTTTACACTTCACGAGTCACTAGAACCTGGGTTGATACTATCAATATTAGCATATGCAGGCTTAGTAATTAAGGATCCTGCGGTTATCCAAGCTGCGACGCAATTAAATACAGCAACTAACATTTCAAAATCAAGACAATAAACTATGGGACTACTAGGAACAACAAAAGCTGAACATTATTACACCTCAAGTCAGAAGTTCACTACAAGTACTTCACAGGCTAGTAATGGCGAATACGTACTTACTGTAGATACTAAACCCGCTGATGAAAATGGCTTTATTGTATTTGTTAACGGCACTGAGGTTGGTAGGGATAAATATACTTACCCAAAATCTGGCACAGCTGTTAGTGATGGTATTATACACTTTACATCCGGTTTACCTGTTGCTGGGGACACTGTATTGGTTAAGCTTACTGATAGATCGTTAGGTGATTACAGGTATGTTAAGCTAGCTGATATAGTTAATAACTTTATGTATGGTTACGTTGGAGATGGCAAGGTTTTAAATAAAACAAAAAGATCAGATATTTTATTTCATGTTAAAAGAGGTATACAGGAGTTTGCTTATGATATTTCAAGAGTTGAAAAAATACAGGAGGTTGATGTACCTTTAGATTTAACGCTACCTATGCCTCAAGATTATGTAAGCTATATAATGCTATCATGGGTGGACACTGGTGGTTTAGAGCACCCTATATTTCCCGCGTCATTTACATCAAGAGCCTCAGAATCTGTAGGACAAGATGCTGATGGTAATTATCTATTTACCGGCCAAGGTGATACGTTAACAACAACACCATCTTCTATTCAAACTAAATTTAAAGATTTTGATCATAACGTACTTAGTGGTAACTTAAAAAACGACGACTACTACTTATATACGCATTACTTAGCAGCAAGATCTTACAATAGAGGCTCTAGGTTTGGTATTGATCCAGTGATAGCTAATTTTAATGGAGTGTTTGTTGTTGATGAGGCTAATGGTCAATTTGGCTTTAGCAGTGATTTAGCTGAAAGAACCATAACAATAAAATATATATCAGATGGTTTAGCAACTGATAGTGAAATGAAAATATCTAAGTTAGCAGAAGACGCTCTATACAAATATGTGTATCACGCTATATTATCAACAAAACTTGGGGTGCCAGAATATCAAGTGCAAAGAGCTAAAAAAGATAGAAGAGCTGCTATGCGTAACGCAAAGCTAAGGTTATCAAATATTAATTTACATGAGATAACAAAAATTATGAAAGGTAAGTCGAAACATATTAAACATTAATTAAATGCCAGAAATAAAAAACACGTTTCTGAAAGGCAAGATGAACAAAGACCTCGACGAAAGAGTCTTGCCTAAAGGTGAATATAGAAACGCACAAAACATCTTGATAAATGATTCTGAAGATAGTGACGTTGGTGCTATAGAAAACGTACTAGGCAATAAGCTGAAGCACGACGATATAAATATTTCTAACGCTGAAACAATAGGTTACTACGCTGACACAAAAACAAAAAATATTTATTGGTTTGTAACAAACTTTACGGGTGATACCGGTAACGTGTTGAACATGTCTAGAGCTACTAACAGTAATGTGTGTAGAATATATATGTTAAGTGCTGCTGGTGAATTAAAAATATTAGTTAATGGTCATTTTTTAAACTTCAGCAAAGCTCATTTAATTACAGGCGTTAACGTAATTGATAATTTATTGTTTTGGACCGATAACTACAATCAACCAAGAAAAATAAACATTGACACAGCGCTTGCTAATAGTGCTTATTATGATTCAGAAGAAAAAATAAGCGTAGCTAAACTCACGCCATATATACCACCGGTGTTATATAATACTAGTGCTGCTGGAGACGGCACAACATTAAAAAGAGACAGTAACGTTAAGTCAGATTATTTAAAAGAAAATTTTGTTAGATTTTCTTATAGATATAAATTTGACGACGGTGAATATTCTACCATGGCACCATTTACGCAAATTATTTTTAAACCATTAAACAACGGTGTTATATCACCAGTATTGGGAGCTTCTAACGCTAATTCTAAAAATACTACATCAGGCGAACCAGACGTTTTAATAACAGCAGAAGATATTTATAAAAAAGGTAGTGTAGATATTATGGAAAACGCCTACAACTTTGTAGAGCTAAGAATACCATTGCCTAACGCTGATGAATTTAAAACAGCGCAGTACAGTCCCACCACAACATACAGCAACCCGTATAATATAAAACAAGTTGAGATATTATTAAAAGAATCAGATGGCGTGGCTGTATATGCAGTTGCTAAATTGGTAGTAGACGATAGTAGTTTCACAAGTAATATTGAGCAGTACGAAATAAAACCTGTTGAAATATCAGGCCAAACTAACGGTGCTGTTAACAATAGCACAACTATAGCCATTGATGCTAACACTAATGTAAAAGTTGGTATGCAATTAACGCATCAGTCTGGTGTAACTACTGTAGTAACTGTTAATAACGCCGGAACTTCAATAACAGTATCTGACAATGTAACTTTTGGTGATAATGCTACATTAACATTTTTCTTTAGGTACTATAGACAGCAATTAAAATATATATATAAATCAGAAAAACCTTATAAAGTTTTACCAGAAGATCAAACCACAAGAGTATACGATTAAGTACCATTAAGAGCTAAAGCTCAAGAAGTCACTGGTAATAGAATTGTGTATGGTAATTTTACCGAAAATTATAATTTACCAAGAGACGAGAACAATAGAACAGGTATAAATTATTTGATAAATGCTAATAGAAAAGGATTTCATGAGTTTTCTGGAGGCAGCAGTAACGCGGCGGGCTTATTACAACATACAGAAAAAACATATAAGTTTAATTCTATAAAACAAAGAAGAACATATCAAGTTGGTATTGTGTTATCAGATAGGTTTGGTAGACAATCATCAGTTATATTATCTTCTAATGACGAAGGTGCTGAAGGTAAATCAGATACATTTACGGTACAAAATGATTCTGGTAATAAATTTGTAAACAGTGCTCACAGTTGGTCTAGTGATGAAGCAAATATAATAGGTAAAGCTTTAGATATAGAATTTAAAGATTCAAGAATAGTACCCGAATCAGAAATGTATAGCGCGTCAAATCCATATGGTTGGTACTCTTGGCGTTTAGTTGTAAAACAAACTGAACAAGAATATTATAATGTTTACGCACCGCACCCAGCGGACGACTGGAATAACATTGATAATGAAAAAAGTGCCACAACTAGTGGTAGAAGTTGGTTAACGTTGCATGGTGATAATATAAATAAAATACCAAGATCTGTTAACGATGAAGATGTTACAAGGCCTGGTGTTTCTGGTTCTGAAGCTAGATTGTTTCCTAAAGTAATATCTGACAGTTCAAGCATAGCGTACTCAAAAGCAAACACAGACGGTAATGATAAGCTTATTAATGTTATAAGTATAGGTAATGCTAAAGATCAAAATTTATTTTTACAAGCAACTAATGATGATTTTAAAGGTGAAACATCTGGTACTACAGGTTTTTCTGTATTGCCTTTTGTTTATGGTTCTGATAGAAATCCTTTAGTAGCAGAACTACCTAACTTACGAGTAGCAGCTGACACAGCTAATAGTGCAGGTATAAGGGTGTCTGTGTTTGATGATGGTAGTAGTGCTAGTCAAGTCAATGTGTTTAGAGATAATAATACTGATTTTGTAACTAACTCTATTATAACTGGACCTAGAATAACACTAGATAATATTAATGTACCATTAAAAGTAACAGGCGCCTCTGGATCAGGCACAATATTGGTAACATATTCTGGAGGTGATCAAACATTTGTAGCTAAAGATTTATTATTTATATCAAACTACAAAGATGGTTTAAGTGTTTTTGAAACAGAACCATTTGAATCAAAGTTAGATATATACTATGGAACAGCAACTGGTGGCTTGATTGATGATTTAAATAAACAGATGGCTAATATTACTGGCGTACCATCTAATTTAAGATATAATGATAATTCTACTAGTGATACGTTTGCGGAAAATACAAGTAGCGGCGCTGCAATAACAGGTGGTAATTTACAAGCAACAGCTAGTGGTGGTGGTAGTATTACTTTTCAACTGCTTAGCGCTGTAAGGCAAAATGGCGACAATGTAACTGGTAGCTTTGCTTTAAGTGGATCAGGTGCTTTAACAACATCGGCAGATTTCGCAAGAGCAAACGATGCTAATTTAGATAATATAACATTAACAGTAAGATACACAGAGTCTAGTGCAGGGTCAACAACAGATACGCTTTCGTTATCAATAAGTAACTCAGCGCCTAGCGTTACATCAAGCAACAATACTAGTAGTAATCCAGCTTCAGTCTCTGTTGATGCGGGCGGTGGAACATCTATATTTTCAGGAACTGCTACTAACGGCGCTGCTTTGTCAACAGCAGATAAAACTGGTTTATCTTATTCAGTAGCTGCATCAGCAGGATCACAATATAATAACTACTTTGCTATATCATCATCAGTGGCAGGAAATTATACCGTTACAACAACATCTTTTTACAACGGAACAACGTGGAAAAACTTAGGAAATAAAAACGTGGTAGTAACCGCTACTGATGCCGAAGGTTTAACAAATACTCACTCCGTTACCATAAACTCTATAGACACAAGAGTGCAAAGCACGTTTAGAACAGACAGTAGTTTTAACGTTTGTACCACTGGTAGCGATGTAACAGTTTGGGTTGAAAAGGGTACAGGCGCTTCGTTAAACGCAAACAAGTTAGTTGTTGGTAATAAAGTTTTTGCTGGTCAGTTTGCTGGTACAGATATAGGTTTAAGACAGTTTAGATTTTACGACGCAGGATATTATTATGCTGCTAATCACACTGGTAGTGGTGGTAATTATAGTATAACATCAATTTCACAATGTTCATAATATGGGAGCAATATTAGAAGTAGCTTATTACAATACATTTATTTTAGCAGGTGGCGGCACTAGCAGTGCTGAACCTGGTAGGTATCACGTTGAAGAATCAAGAATAAAAGGTGGTTTTAACGAAAAGTCTGTTGACCTTGGCGTTAAAGCTTATATTGTTGATGATGAATACAGCATGAGAACTAGAGAAAACGCAATGATACACTCAGGTGTGTTTAACTCTAAAACAAAAGTTAATGATACCAATCAGTTTCCTACAGGTAAACCAATAACTAAAGCTGTTGATTTAGCTAATGGATCAATACAAAAGCTGTACGCAGAAGATACTAATTTAAATATATTTCAAGAAAACAAAGTAAGTCAAGCTTTAATAGATAAAGACGCGATATTTACAGCAGAAGGTAAACCAATAAGAGCAGTTTCGGATGTAGTAATAGGTAACATATCACCTTACTTGGGTAAGTATGGTATAAGCACAAACCCTGAAAGCTTTGCTTATCATGGTGGTAGAAAATATTTTGCTGATAAAACAAGAGGTACAATAATGAGATTATCAAGAGATGGCCTAACGCCTATATCAGATTATGGTATGCGCGATTGGTTTAGAGATAACTTAAAAAATTCCACATCTTTATATGGCATGTATGACGAGCAAAAGGGTCATTACATATTATCATTACAAGGTAGCAGCATACAAGGTAGTAAAGTAGCAACTGGATTAACTACAACTGTAACAAAAACAGATTACGCTACGGTAGCTTATGATGAAAAAGCTAAAGGCTGGGTGAGTTTTTATACATATAAACCATCATTTGGCTTTAGTTTGCAAAACAACTACTATACATACAGTGGTGAAAACTTATATATTCATTATGTTACAGACGTAAGAAGAAGTAATTTTTATGGAGCAGCGCAGTCAGATCCAAGTAACGTGTCTATTATATTCAATGATATGCGCTCTACATCTAAAAACTTTTTAACTGTAAACTATGAAGGTAGCACTGGTTGGACAGCTGAACCCGCAACAAAAGCATATAATAATAGCACGAGCGCTACAACATATACAGCAATAACACAAGAAGCATATAAAATTCCTCAAGAAGGTGTAATTATACCTAATACAGCACCAATACAATATGCTGGTTTTGTTAAAAAAGAAGGAAAATATTTTAGCCCTATACAAGCTAAAAATACAGATCAGTTCTATGACAACTCTTATTTTCAAATAAGTGGACTTAGAGGTCATCACTTAGAAGTTGATTTAGAATATTGGAAACCAAATGAAAACACACCAGATCAAGGCACTGATAAAGCTGAAATATTTGCTGTGTCTACAGAAGTAAAAAATTAAAACATGCAAGAGTTAATACACATATTAGATATTTTTTGGAACGGTGATCCTGATTTGCAGGTTCATAAGAGCGTAGCACCTATTATTATAGGTGCCGCTGTATCTGCGCTAGGAGGTATTATTGGCGGTATAAGTAACGCTAATAGAGCTAGAAAAGCAAGGGCAAGACAGCAAGACTTTCAAGATCAGTTATCAGAAGCTGAGGCTAATAGACAGGAGATAATTGATCCTTTTGCAAACATACAAGATTTAAGTGGTATGATAAGCAACCCGTTTGCTAATCTACAAGTTGCAACGCAAGCAGCTGATTTTCAAGCAGAAGAAGCTGACTTATCATTAGCTAGTTCTTTAGATACATTAAGAGCAACTGGCGCTAGTGCGGGTGGAGCAACAGCTTTAGCACAAGCAGCGTTAAGAAGTAAACGAGGTGTTTCTGCTACAATACAACAACAGGAAGCACAAAACGCTAGATTAAGAGCGCAAGGTGAAGCACAAATGCAAAGAGCATTAATGAGTGAAGCTGCTAGAGTGCAGCAAGCTAGAACAGCGGGTGATCAGTTTACTTTCCAACAACAAGAAGCAAGAGATTTACAGCAGTTAAATAGACTGCAAACAATGGTTGATAATTCACAAGCACAAGCTGCAGCATTTAGATCAGCTAGTAACGAAGCTATATTTGGCGCAATAGGTACTGTAGGAGGAAGCTTAATGGCGCTTGGCGCGGATGGTTTTGGTGATGGCTCGGGAAAGTAGTAAGCCCCGCAAGACGGGGCAATGCAGATAAAAGGTTGGCAGATTTATCAAAAGATATTTATAGTGACAAAAGTCTAATTAACACTTCGTTTACAGACTAATAAAAATTAAATTATGGGAAGATACGAAAATCCACAAGTAACAATAATAGATCCAAGTAAAAACTTAAAAGCTTTTCAAAACAATTTTGATAAAGCATACGCAGCCGTGGATGCTTACAGAAAAGAAAAGCAAGCTAGAGAAGAAAAGTATGAAAACGAAGTATTCGCGGTTGGTAACAAGATGTATGAAAAACTTGATGCTGCTGAACTATATAACAACAATGGAGAAGAAGCGTTATTTGATTCAGTTAAAGCGGGTACAGACTTTATCATGCAAAATAAATTAAACAAAACGGAACAGCTTACTTTAGCTAAATCACACGGCGAAGTAGTTGGTGTATTAAATAATTTTGCACAAGGTGTTTTTGTTACGCCATTAGAATTAGATAAAACAAATATCAACAACCAAACCTGGATGGAATTATCTAGTGCTATGGAAAACAAAAACGTAGATGTTAAAATGGTAATAGATGACTCAAGTAGACAAGCAAGATACGTAGGTGAAATATCATATACTGTAGATGGTAAAACAAAAACTATGAGTCATAACCAACTTGCAACGTTATTAGGTAACATACAAGCATCTTCTACAGATTACAAGAATAAGAAAGCTAAGGTAGACACAAAAATAAAAAACATTATAGGTATTGCTAATCAAAGACAAGAAGAAAAAGACGGTATGCGTGATACAAATACCACAAAAGAATCTATAAAAGAAGCTTTAGATCAAGGTTTAGGTAACATAGATCAAGAAGAAGTTGAATTTATATTTGAAAACTTACTTAATTCTACTCAACAAGGTAATATAGAAGAAGGTAAAAATGAAGATGTTAGAAGAAGAGAAAAAATAAACGAGTGGTATAAGTCACAAATAACTGGTGTTAAAGCTAATAGATTAAAAGCAAAAGACGCTAGTAACTTTAGTGCCAGAATAGCATCTTCTAATAACACGCTAGCTACTATTTATGATAAAATAAACACAGTAGTAAATAGAGATATTCAACCTATTACAAAAATAGAGTTTGGTGTACTAGGTGTGCAAGGCCCACTGCAAGATCTTTTTTCTAAAGCGCAAGAGGTTAAAGATTATGAAACTATGGCAGATATTGTAGGGCAAAACGTTGCTAGCGAAATAAATAGCGTTAGTAAAAACGCCGATCATATTTATCTTGGTAGATCAGAAGCTTTAAAAAATTACATAGAAGCAAAACAACAAGCCGCTAAAATAAACAGTCCAGATGAAGAGCCACCTACTGTAGCAAGTATAACAAATGAATTTAACACAAAATATAAAAGAAAAACCACGGGTGAAAACTCAGTGCCTGAAATATTTAGGATGAGAGAAGCTGATGATAATAAGGTAAAAAGTTTTCCATATAGGATAGAAGTTACTAACTCAGCTGATATTACTAAAGAAACTTTGTCAGCTATGGGTATTTTTAATTACGATCCAAACTACTTTGCTACAATCACAGGAGGTAACACAACACCAACTGGTAGAGAAAAGGGGCTTTAAAATAATATAATATGCAAGATTTAATAAGAGATCTTTATCGTAAGTATGCACCTAACGAAAATATTGACGATAAAATAAAATATGTAGAGGAGAATTATGGCAACGACGTGTCTGCGTTTGTCAATGATTTTTACTCTAAATACGAACCTTCTAAATTAAATCAAGATACTGTTGATCATATTAATAAAAATTATTTAACTCCAAAGCCAGATTATTCAAAATTTACTATGAGTGCTGTTCCTAAAATTTCTACAATGCAGGACATAGTTAGCACAACGCCTAATGTTAACAGGCAAGGCAAACCAATCAAAGCTTCATACGAACAAATGAGAGATATAAAAAGTATATCTCAATACGATGAATTAAAACAAGCGGCGCAAGTTGTGTTTTCACCAACAGCATTAGCAGCGGAAGTACGTGGTGATACAGACTTTATTGACGTAGATGAGTCTTTTAAAATTGCTTTATCTACACCATTAGCTTGGCTTTCAGATGCAAGAAAATCTATTAAATATAAATCAGAATTATTTGATAGGTACTCAGACGGAAAGTTTGGCATACCAAATTTTTTATTAGCTGATATATCAGAAGAAGAGCGTAAAGAAATTGAAACTAAAGTAAACGCGCAAGAACTAGCAGACTTTTATTCTCCAACTATGCCAGCTTTTTTACAGCCTTTAAATAAGTTAACTTCAATGTCTAAGCCTGTTAAAAAGTATCAAGAGCAAGTACAGAAAAACATAACTAAATATGATGGGGATATAATATCAGCGTTAGGAAAAGGTAACTTGTTTGATGCAGGTAGCCAAATAGTTAATGGCATGATACAAACAGCACCTACTTTAGTAGCTGCGGCTGGCGGAGCCCCAGCGTTACTGACAATGGGAGCTGGCATGTATGGTAGTAAATTTGAAGAGGTATTTAAAGATAACCCAAACAAAACAGTCGGTTTAGCAATGCTTAACGCGGGTTCTACGGCAGCTGTAGAAGTAGCAGGTGGTTTAGTAACACAAAGATTATTATTTGGTACTGGTATATTTGCTAAAGGCGCAGGTAAAAAAGCTGTTGAAAATTTAACAAAAGGATCTGTTGGTAGATTAGTAAATACAATAACAACAGCTGGTCTTGAAGGTACAGAAGAACTAGCGGTTGAGATGACAGCAGAAATAATAGATAGGCTTACATTAAAAGATCAATCATATGGCGACATATATAATGACATTGGTAAAATAACGCGAGATAAGTCGGATGCTTTTATATTAGGTGTGGCTATGGGTGGTACCACTAGTACAATGCAAAACTTAATGACATCTGAGTCTGCTCTACAAGAGCACGCGATTAATTTATTTATGAGTAAAGCTGACAGAGATTACTTGACTAAAAGAGCAGACAATATAAATAAACTGCAAGTAACTTTAAATGAAGCTAAAACAGAAGACGGCAAAAAAATAATTGAAAATAAAATTGAAAAAGAGGTTGGTGATATACTTAATAAAAGAAGAAAAATACAAAACAACCTTAAAAATTTAAAGCAAGAAGAGTTAACTAACCTTGGTAACTTAACAGACAAGCGATTAAATAAAATTAAAGATTATAAATCAGAAACTAACGAAGAAGTAAAGTCTGAAATAAAAAAAGAAATAGATCAGTTAGCTAGAGGCTCAAGTAATATATTTAATTCTACAACTAAAAGAAGATTAAATGAAAATATAAAGTTTGCTAGAAAAAACAAAAGGCCAGATGAAGTCGTTGTTTACGATAACACAGATGAGTTTCAAGATGTATATGACAGTGCTGATCCTAAAGAATCAATAGATGTTAGTGGTGTAGATGGTTTTTATTTAAATGGCGTATTACATATAAATAGAACAGCATCAATAGAAACAGGTGCTATATCAGTTGGATCACACGAGTTGTTACATGATATAGTTAAAAACGTAATAAGAGACGCTAACGGTAATATCACACCATCTGGTATTGCTTTAATAAACAACTTTAGAAAACAACTATCAGCTAAAGAAATAAAAATTGTACAAGATCGTATTGATAAAAATTATAGGTACAATGAAGATGGCACAGAAAAAGCTTTTGAAGATTATGCGGAGGAGTATTTAAATATATTTCACGATGCTATAGTAAAGAAAGACATAAAGTATAATGCTACAGATGGTGCATGGTGGAAAGGTGTAGCAGGTAATTTTTCTAGTATATTTAAAAGGTTTGGCTATGATAATGCTAGCTTTAAAACAGGCAAGTCAGCATATAACTTTTTATTAGACTATAGTGATAGAGCTAGCCGTGGTGAGGATATAAGTGATTTAGTGAATAAATTAAAAGAAGAAGGCAGAGAGTTAGACGCGCAAATAGAAGACACAAACCCAAGAGATACTAATAAATTAAATGATCTTAAAAATAAAAGAAAAGATAAGAAACAAGAAGTAAGGGAAGCTATAGCTCAACAAGATATACAAAAGTCTGTTACATCAAGTAATGAGTCTGAAATAAACAAGCTTGGTAAAAATACAACTAAAGAGCAGTGGGATGCTGGTAAAGCTGATGAAGCCATTGAAGAGTTATATGATAGATTAGATGGTTTAGTTAAAAGCAAAATACCTAGAAATCAACCACCAGGTTTTTCAGCTGAAGACTTTGTTAGTGAAACTATATTTGAATTAATACCTCATATTAGAAACTTTAATCCAGAAGTTAATGATAGTTTATCTGGTTGGATAAATTCACAATTATCAAATAAAATTGGTAATGTATTTAGAAAAGGTACAGCTGGTACTAAAGATGTTTTTGAAACAGATATAACTGAAGCTAGAAAAGTAGCAGCAGAAGAAACAGCTTTACCTGAAGTTACTGAAAAGCCTAAGGCTAGAAAAATTAATCCAATTGATTTAGCTAGAGATGAAAATATAAAAGAAGATTTTATTAACGACATTGCTTCTAAAATACCAGGTTTAGATATAGAAAATTTAACATTTAAAAACGTCAAAGATTTATCTGCTGAAAATACAGCTAGAGTATTTGAGGTGCCAAGTAAAAAAATAACAGACCCAACTGCTAACTTAACAAAGCAAGAAAAAGAAAATGCTTTGAAGTTTATTAGAGCTAATGCTGTAGATTTAATATCATTACTACCCGAAGGTGCTGTAACAGAAGCAGCGACTGAAAAACTTATAGGTACATCAACCGGTGTTGCTAAAAGTTTATTAAATAAATTTTATACTAAACAAGCTAGGATAACTAAAGGCGCAGGCTTATCACCTTATAAATTAAAAGATAATATAACTAAAAAAGAATTTTTGGAAGCTTTTGGTATTGTTGAAGGTAAAAAATCTACTGACTTTGGGCCAAGAACGCCTGAAGCTCAAGCTGTAAAAGCTATGATGTCTTTATATGGTAAGTTAGCAACTAATACAGTTTTAAGAAACGAGCTTGTTAAAAATAAAGAATATGAGCAGTCTGTAAGAAACATAGCCGCAGGTAAATCTGAAATACAACTTAGCAATAGCCAATTTACCACAGGTAAATCACGTATAACAGAACTGCTTAATAAATTAAAATTAAACCAATTAAAAAACACAGACACTAGCGATATTAAATTACTTAAAGGTATTGTGTTGGATGTTTTATCTCAAACGTCCATACCAATGGAAAAATTATTATCAGCTGGATCTTTTGCTAACGCTGGTAAAGACTTAAAAAGATCTCAAAAATACGGATGGTTTTTTACTAGCGATCAAAGAGCTAAGTTACGAAGAGACGCTATAAAAAATCAAATAAAATCAAATGCTAAACTTGATACTAACATTGGCACTGCTTTGCAAAGTTCTGTATACACAAATAACGCAATACAAAACAACGAAAAGCATTTAGATTATATTAATGAAAATTATAAAGGTACAGAGTCTTTATTAAAAACTTTTAACGAAATAGCAAAAACACCAAAAGGCAATCAAGCAATAGCAGCTATAATGTCTACTAGTTCAAGAGGCACTGGTCATTTCATGAGACAACTAGCTATTGTTAGAGGTTATGATAGCACGTTAAACAACCTAAAGAAACCAGACGCAGATGAGCACGTATTAACAAATAAAATAGCAACATCAATAGCCTATGAGGTAGGCGTTGTTAAGGGTAAATTTAAAGAAGTAGCTAACTTTTTTAAAGAAAGTTACTATAGAATAGGTATAAAAAGAACTGACGACAACAAAGTAACAGCCGCTGGGTACAAAGAGGTTATGCCTAAGTTTTACATGGACAAGTTACAAGAAGCTATTAAATCAGGTGACTTTACAAACATGCCCGATGTTTTAATAAGGTACTTTAATCCAGAGGTAAATGCAAAAGACGGTGGTATAAACCCATTTGATTTAATAGTAGATGGTAAAAGTGTCGCTGAAAAATATGGGTTTAATTTTAAAGGCAAACCGACTCAAGATGTAATTAGCTTGGCTCAAGATTTAATCCACAAACAAATAATTGGACAAATAAAAGCTAAAGATGCTGTTAGGGTTTTTGATGCGATAGCTGATAACTACGTATCAAAAGAAAAAAATAAAAATGCTAATTTAGTTTTAGCAAGTAAAACAATAAATAATAAACCAAACCAAACGTCTGATCAAGTTGAAGATCAATTAAAAGTAATTGATAACGCTATATCATTTTCAAGAACTTTTAACAACCCTGAAAAAGGAATAAGTGTTTTTGATTTTGATCAAACGCTAGCAAATACAAAAGAAAAGGTTTTATTTGAAATGCCTGATGGTAAAAAAGGAAAATTAAACGCACAGCAGTTTGCAGAGCAAGCTGAGCTACTAGAAAAACAAGGCGCTACTTTTGATTTTTCACAGTTTGAAAAAGTTAAAGGCGCAACTAAAGGACCGTTCTTTGAGTTAGCTCAAAAAATAAAAGGTAAGTTTGGTAATAAAGATATATTTATATTAACGGCTAGACCTCAATCAGCCGCACCAGCTATACATAAGTTTTTAAAAGGTGTTGGGTTAAATGTAAAAATTAAAAACATTACAGGCTTAGAAAATGGTAACCCTGAAGCTAAAGCACAATTTATATTAGATAAGGTTGCAGACGGTTATAATAACTTTTTCTTTGGAGATGACGCATATAAAAACGTTAAAGCAGTGCAAGATGTATTAAGTCAAGTTGATGTTAAGTATGATGTGCAACAAGCTAAAGCGCAATTAAGTAAATCGCTTGATAATGACTTCAATGAAATATTGAGTGAAAACACGGGCATTGATCCAAACGCTACATTTTCAGACGCAACAGCTAGGGTAAGAGGAGCTAATCAAGATAGTTTCTTTAAAAATATATTTATACCATATAGCGCTGAAGATTTTATGGGTTTAATGTATCCATTGTTAGGCAAAGGTAAAAAGGGTGATAGTCAAAAGAAGTTTTTTAAGAAAAATTTAATTGATCCATTTGCAAGAGCTACAAGAGACATGAACGCGGCTAAGCAAAAAATAGTTAATCAATATGATCAGCTTAAAAAAGACTACAAAGATGTTAAGAAAAAACTATTAAAAGCTACTGATTACAACAACTATACTTTTGATCAAGCCATAAGGGTATATATTATGGATAAAAATAACATTGATATACCTGGTTTATCAAAAAGAGATAAAGCGGCTTTACTTAAAATGGTAAATGACAACCAACGTTTAGTAGAGTACGGTGATCAAGTAGCTAACATAGCAGGGCTTGAAACTGGTTATATAATACCAGATGGTTCCTCTTGGCTAGCCTCTACGATAGAAAGCGATTTACGTGATGTTAACGTTAGAGTTAATAGAGCAAAGTATTTAAAAGAGTGGAAACAAAATGTAGATATAATATTCTCTGAAAATAATTTAAATAAACTACAAGCACTATATGGTAATAATTATAGAGAAGCATTAGAAGATATACTTTACCGTATGGAAATAGGTAGTAACAGAACTCAAGGTCAAAATAAACTAGTCAATGACTTTACAGAGTGGATAAATAACTCTGTTGGCACTATAATGTTTTTTAATAGAAGATCTGCTATATTACAAACGTTATCAACACTTAACTTTATAAATTGGTCTGATAATAATCCACTTAAATTTGCAAAAGCCATTGGAAATTTTCCACAATACGCCAAAGATTTTGCTACTATATTTAACTCAGATATGCTAAAAGAAAGAAGAAGAGGATTACAAACGGATGTAAGTGCCTCTGAAATAGTTAATCAAGCAGCTGGATCAAAAAATAAATTTAATGCTTTAGTTTCTTATATGTTAAGAAGAGGTTTTGTCTTTACACAAATGGCTGATAGTTTCGCTATTGCTTCAGGTGGTGCTGCATTTTACAGAAATAGATTAAACACTTATAAAAAACAAGGGTTAAGTGAAAATGAAGCTAAAGATAAAGCATTTCAAGATTTTCAAGAGACTTCTGAAGTATCGCAGCAATCAGCAAGACCAGACTTAATATCTCAACAGCAAGCTGGTCCACTTGGTAGGTTTATATTAGCATTTCAAAACACGCCAATGCAGTATACGAGATTAATAAAAAAAGCTGCGTTAGATTTAAAAAACGGTAGAGGTGATGCTAAAACAAACATATCAAAGATATTATATTATGGAGCTATACAAAACTTTATATTCTCAGCGTTGCAAAACGCATTGTTTAGCATGGCTTTCGAAGATGAAGATGAAGAAAAAGATAAACAAAAGTACGCTAGAGTAGCAAATAACATGGCTGATACTATACTAAGAGGCACAGGTGTTTATGGTGCTGCGGCGTCTACGTTGAAGAACATGGCTTTACAATTCGTTAAACAAGAGAAAAAAGGATCAAGAGCGGATCATGCTTATACAATACTAGAAGGCATTAATCTATCGCCAACAATAGGTAGTAAATTAAGAAAAGTATATAGCGCGACGCAGGCTATTAAGTTTAATAGAGATGAAATAAGTAAAAAAGGCTTTCACATAGACAATCCAGTCTACGAAGCAGTTGCCAACACTGTATCAGCAGCTACAAACGTGCCGTTAGACAGAGCATTAAAAGATGTGCAAAATGCTAGAGCAGCATTAGACAAAAATAATAAAGCTTGGCAGCGAATAGCTTTGGTTTTAGGATGGAACACTTGGGACGTTGGGATTGACAATAAACCTAAAAAATTAGCAAAAAAGAAAAAAGGTAAAAAAGGTAGTAACATTTTATGGTAAACGCGTGATAATTAACTATGGCTATTAATAAAAATCAGACAACCAAAGAGCTTTTAAAATTGGTAGAATATCAAATAGAGCAGATATTCACTGAATTACAAACTCTAAAAGAAGATAATCAAGTTGCACATGAAGACGTAAAAGACGATTTACGCTTTATAAAAAACAACCTCTTTGATCCAAAAGAAGGTGTCTGGGCAGAAGTCAAACAAAATTCAAATTTTAGAAACGAAACTGTTAAGTGGAGAAACGCATTAGGTTTAGGATTTTTTGGCTTAATAGGCAAACACATATATGACTTTTTTAAATCACTCTCACAATGAAACAAATAGAAGAACTAGGCGATAAAACTATCGGTATAGATATTGATGGCGATAAGAAACCAGATTTTAAAATTGATGTCAAAAGCATTGCGATTGTTATCGGTTTTATTATATCAGGTACTATGGGTTATAACAACCTTAAGCAAGAAATAGAGCTAGCTAAAGAACTACCAACTTATGAAGTAAAAGAAACGTCTGATGGTTTATTACTTAAACAGAAGGTTCATTATTTAGAAAAAGAACTAGAAAAGCTAGAGAAAAAAGTTAGTGATATAGAGAATAAAATATACAAAAGATAATTTTTAATTTATGATAAGCAAACATATTAGTATGAACGAAGGTGTGTATAGCATAACCGCTAAGCGCCTTGGTCTAGAAAATAAACCCACTGAAGCGCATCTAAATAACATGAAGATGTTAGCAGTTAAGGTATTTGAACCACTAAGAGAGTGGGCTGGTGGTCCTATCAGGATAAATTCATTTTACCGTGGACCAGAATTAAATAAAGCTATTGGCGGAAGTGAAAAATCGCAGCATTGTAACGGGCAAGCTGTTGACATTGATGATGTATACGGGCATAAAACTAACGCTGAGATGTTTAATTATATAAGAGATAACTTAGAATTTGATCAAATGATTTGGGAGTTTGGCGATAACAAGAATCCTAACTGGGTTCATGTAAGCTATATAAATCCAGGCGAGAACAGGAATAAGTGTCTCGTAGCTTACAAAGAAGATGGAAGAACTAAGTACAGTTTATACGGAGTATAACACATTACCGGTAATAATTTTTGGCGTTTTAGCCTACGTAACTAAAATACTAGTAAAAGATATACATGATAAAGACGACACGAAATATAAAGAGTAAATGGAATAACATGCAGCCTGATAGTCAGCTTGTGTGTATTTTAGGTGGTTTATATATAATAGCATTTATTGGCATTTTAACATTAGGATTATACGTAAAAATTTGGAATTAATGACAGAAAAACAAAGAGACACAGGTAGATTAATAGCAATAGGAATATTAATAAGTATATTAGCGTTCGCTATATTAAGTGGTTGCTCATCTATGATGTATCCACGTAACCAAATAATGGTTACTCACGTACTTGCTTTAACTGAAATGGGTGATACTGTTAAAATAAGAATACAGGATATACAACCACAGAGAACATATAATGTGGTGGGATATGATTTTGTAAGGTGGCAAGATAATAGATACTATAACCCGTATAATGATTATAGGTATGATTACAGGTATCATGATAGCAGATGGAGATACCACGGTCACGCTAAGGGTACATATGGACACATAACACCAAATCCCAATGTTAATAATAATGCACCAATAGCCGTTGGTAGTACAAGTGGTTCACAAGGCTATGGTGGCAACACAACTGGTGGCGCTGGCGCTCCTGTAGCTACCAATACGGTGACATCAACAGGTGGCGGTAAAAAAAATAACTAACACAAAAACAACGATGGCAACAAAAAAAATTAGTGAAGACACGGAAGTAAAATTAGACCTTAAAACTATAGCTATATTAGTTGGTGGTGCAATATCACTAGCTAGCATGTGGTTTACATTGGAAGGAGAAATACAAGATCTGAACAATAAAATAAATAATTTTGGCAGTGAAGAGTTTGTACAAAAAATGGAGTTTCAATTAAAGGACGAGCTTGTTAGATCTACTATCATACAGATAGAAAAATCAACTGACGTGTTAAAAGAAGATATACTAGACAATAAACAGTCTATAAAAGAATTAGAAGATAAAGTTTATAAAAGATGAAAAATTTAATAACAATACTATTTATATTATGTGGGTTTTTCGCTCATGCCCAAGAGCGAGTTAAGGTAATTCATTTTAATTACAAGTGGAATGATAGAAATAACTATAACATTAGAGGGCTTAAAAACGCCACGCTTCAATACGCTTGGCTAGAAGAGCAACCTGAGAGCGTTAAACAAAGCATAACAGCGGTGCCTGTTATTGTAGTTATAGGATCAGATGGTAAAGTAAAGGGGCAATTTGCAGCTGACATATCATTTGAAATTAAAGCTACAAGAGAAGAAATACAAGAACTTATAAATAAAGTTAAAGAAAATAAATAGTTATAATGGCTATAAGAAAAACTACAAGGGGCAAAGGACGTAACTTTAGATCAACTAAAGAAGGCGCTGGTATGACTAAAAAAGGAGTGGCAGCATATAGACGTAAAAACCCTGGTAGTAAATTAAAGACAGCTGTAACAGGTAAAGTTAAAAAAGGTAGTAAAGCTGCTAAACGTAGAAAATCATTTTGCGCTAGATCAAAAAATTGGACTAGTGAAAGAGGTAAAGCAGCTAGAAAAAGATGGAGGTGTTAATATGAAATCAAGAGGATTAGGAGATAGTATACAGAAGTTTACAAAAGCAACAGGAATTAAGTCTGTTGTTGATAAAGTATCAAAAGGTTTAAACATACCTTGTGGTTGTGAGGGTAGAAGAAAAGCAATGAACGCTATTTTTCCATACTCACGAGGTAACAAAAAATAAATATGTGGGCATTATTTAAAGATAAAAATGATATAAATGAAAAAAATCTAGTTGGTTTTATTTCATTTGTTGTAATGGTGTGTTTTGCTATAGCTGATTTAATGACAAGTCTTATAGCGGACAAAGATTTAATAATAAACGAAGTAGTTTATAACTCATTTGTATGGGTTACATTAGGTTGCTTCGGCATAAGTTCATTTGAGAAAATTAAAAAGTAATGGGAAAAATTAGTCCAGCTTGTAAAGCTGCAGCAAAAAGAAAATTTAAAGTGTGGCCTAGCGCTTACGCTTCTGGGTGGGGTGTAAGATGTACTAAAGCTGGCGGTCCAGGTAAAATGGGTAAATCTAAAAAATAATGCCAGACCCAGTAAAAGGTACAGGTAAGAAACCTAAAGGTAGTAGTAGAAGGTTATACACTGATGAAAACCCTAAAGATACTGTTACTATAAAGTTTGCAACACCGGCTGACGCAAGAGCTACGTGTGCAAAAGTTAAGCGCATAAGTAAAACATATGCTAGAAAAATACAAATACTAACTGTTGTTGAACAGAGATCCAAAGCAGCGGGTAAAAGAGAACAAGCCCGTATAGCTAAAAGATGTAAACTCGCATTAAAAAGAAAATATGGCAAAGCATAAAAGACCCACGTGGAAAGACTCAGACGCACCTGACGCTAAAGGTAAAATGAAAAATTTATCTTGTAGCGCGCTTGCTAGCTGGATGATAAAATCAAGAAAAGGTAACGTAAAAAAAATAGTTGGTAGTTTAAATCAGCAAATAGTTTTTAATAGAAAACGTAACCCTAGTTATGCTGCTAAGATGAAGTGTGCTAGAAATAAAGCTGTAAATAGGTTAAAGAAAAAATAATGGCATTTAAAATGAAAAGTGTAAATAATGTATTAAGTTTACATCTCGCGTCTAACCATAACGATAACGTTATAAAATTAGTTGATATGCCAACTGATAAACATTGGGGTTATATAGACGAGCATAAAACTATATACGTTAATAAAAGAATAAAACCACATCAAATGGCTAAAACTATTAAGCATGAAAAAGTACATAAAAAACAAATGGAAGAAGGTAGATTAGATTTTAATAGCCTAAGATACAAATGGAAACCTGGTAGAAACTCAGAAACTATAACAATACCTACAAGTAAAATCGACACAAAAAGAAGAGATTTACCATGGGAAAAAGAAGCTATACACAAAACTAAAAAAATAAAACAATATGAAAGATAAAATACCATCACATAAAATGTATTGTAAAGACGGATCAGTACATAATGTTACAAGTTTAAAAAAACATAAAGCACTTATGAAAAAAGGATGTGGACATAAAAAACCTAAAAATGCCAAAAAGTAAAATAAAAGGTGGTGGTACCAAGAAAGTTTGTTTACCTTATGCTAAATATAAAAGCATGAGCAAAGCTGAAAGGCAAAAAGTTATACGTGCTAAACGCACAGCCGCCGCTCAAGGTAAATATAAAAGGTCTAGTGAATCAAATGTAAAAGGTGTTCGTAAAAAAGGTGCTACATTAAGAGACTGGTTTCAAAAAGAAAGATGGGTTAACATCGCTACGGGTAAACCTTGCGGTGCTAAATAAAAAAAAGGGGATGCGATAACACCCCCTTTGTGAACAACTAACCATCACAACTCAAACAATCTTCATTCATAGCGGCAGCTGCAATATCACCACGCAACACCGATTCCGTCCGCATATAATACAAAGTTTTTATTCCGTCCTTCCAAGCTTCTAAGTGTACCTTATTAAGGAACTTAGGATCAACTTCAGAAGGAAAAGCTAGATTCAAGCTAACTGATTGATCAACATACTGTTGCCTGATACCAGCTTGTTTTACTAAATCTAACTGATTAACTTCTTTAAAAGTTTTAAATACTTCTTTAACTGGAACGCTGTCTTGTGGTCCAATCATAATTTTATCTAGTTCTTTAATACCTTGAACAGATCCTCCATCTTCTAATATCTTATTCCATATTTTGTTATTATCAAGCTTATGCTTTTTTAATAACGCAACTAGCGTAGGGTTTTTTCTTATAAAAGTACCCTTAGCACTTTGTTCCGTAAATACGTTAGCAGCCCAAGGCTCGATTCCAGGGCTGATATTACCAGCAAGTTTACTGTTAGAAACAGTAGGAGCAATAGCGCGAAGGTGAGTATTCCTAAACCCAGTGCCAACACACCACAGCGGTTCGCCAAACTCTTCAGCAAGCGCCATACTTGCTCTTTCGCTCTCAATTTTGATTTGACTAAATATTCTTCTTGTTTCATATTGTGCTAATAATCCTTCGAAAGGTAAACCTTTCTGTTGTAAATATGTATGCCAACCTAAAACTCCTAACCCTAAAGCTCTACCTTTTTCAGCAGATCTTACGGCGTTAGAAAAACCTTGCATACCTTTTGATTTTTGTATAAATTCTTCTAATACACCATCTAAAAATAATACACTATCATATATCAAATTAGAATCTTTCCACTCGTTATATTTTGCTAGATTAAGT